GCCCTAATTGTGGTGGCAATCATTTACAGAAAAGGGGAACATCATTAGCTCTAACAAAAGTGTGGCAAAGAGTTCAATGCCAAGACTGCGGAAAGTGGTCAAAACTAAACAAACCAATAGAAACAAAAAAATCAGACTCGGCTACTCCCATATAAGGAAAATGCAAATGGACATTCAACTTATTGCTATAGCTATGGAAGGAAAAACTATTGAAGCAATTGATGTAGTCTATGGCGAAGATACTATGGTGATCCATTTAGGTGATGGTAGCAGCGTTGAATTAATTATAGATAGTGCGTATATGAATGTACAAGACCTTGATGACTAGCAAAGACCTATTCACACCAGAAACAATTAAAGAACGCAACATGAAGCCTGTGACACTTCCAGACGGCACTCAAACAGATACTTGGAGCAAAGAATATATGCTGTACTGCGAGGCATTAAATTTATCCAAAAAACCTATAGAAAAGCGTAGGGAATGGTTAAACAGATTAAAAAATAAAGACAGAGTTGAGGGGTTAAAAACTTGGCTACGATTAATATGGAAAAATAAAAATTAAGCACCAATTCTACGACTAGCAATATCCAACAAATTTTCCATAGCTAAATCAAATTTAACCTCAAAAAATATAGGTTCTTTTTCTCCAAGATACCTAGCGTAAATAGCTTGTCTTTGATCTTTAGGCAAAGAATCAATTATTGCATCAAGCGTTTTAACATTTTGTGTATCTGCTGCATTAACCATATCATCAAAAACATTAGCAGAATATCCACCAGTTGATAGATAACTTACTTTACTAGGATAACCTAGCTTATGATTATCTACCTTGTGCCAACAAACCCAGTCATGAATAATATCATTTAATCTGCTGATCCTCATTCGTTTCCAGAATCATAAACAACAAAAGAATTTCTATGATTTGATGTAGAAATAGGATGGCTAACATTTAAACTGTCTTCAACTTTGCGTGTAGTTTTATTTAATATTTTAAATTTTACTGAAGATACTGGATGATATAATTCGGCTAGTAAACATTTAGGTTCTTTATAATAAACTGTTTGTTTATTTTTGCCACCACATTGTCTAGTTAATATTGATTTAACACAAAGCCTTCTTATTACATGAGTAACAGAATCTTTATTCATATTAATTTTTTCAGCAACTTCAGACATGGTTAATCTTTCTGTATCAAATAACTTTTCTATCATTTTAGACAATTTATCTATTTGAATTTTAGTCCCATCATTAAATTTATACCAATGTAAATTAGATTGTTCTTTTAAGGTTTGGTATTTCATTTAAAATCTCCCTTTGTAATTTGCCTACCACTAGATTCATGAATGATATGAAAACTATCTTTGTTGTAAATTATACTGTAATGATAGCCTTCAAAAATCCATTTATGTTCTTTCCATTCTTCCTTATTTTTCTTTAAGACCTCTTTCCCTTTTGTCATTACATACTCCAATTAAATTATAAACACCAGTGTTGGACGATACGCCACACCACCATAATTTGTAAAACAGTTTTGCTGGCTTACCACAAACATGGCACACAGCTTTTCCTGCTTTAATCTTCGTCATGCAGTTCGTCTAAATGTTTATCAATTAAAATTTCTTCCATAGTCTTTAATGCTTCTACATCATTTTCAACATGGGCAATTAAATGATCTAAATACCATTTGGCTTTTTTAAGGTCATTAACGCCATCTTTATTTTTCCAACGCCACAGGTACTTCATAATGTTTCCTGTATCAGTAGCTTCTACTCCAACTAAATCTTGAACCACTCCTTCTATGCAGTCTATGCATTCCAATCCCTTATCAGACTTATAATGCTTTGGGTTTACTAAATAATCAGTCATAAATTTTCTCCATTTATACAAGTTTCATGTTGCTTCCTTACAAAAACTTTACTTCCTGGTGTAGCACTTTCAAACAATTGTCCTTTAGCGTTACACACATAATTAAAATAATTAGTATTATGCACCACCGCTATATCCCATATCTTAAAACAAACAGCAATGGTAATCAAATAAACCACTAATCCTTTTGTAATAATATTCTGAATCCATTTAAGCATTTTACTTATACTCCTTTAATGTATTTGACATCTTGTTTCTTGATACAATAATAAAAGTTACATTTCATTAATCATAAATAAGGAACTATTATGTGGACAACACCAGCAGCAACAGAAATGCGTTTTGGCTTTGAAGTAACCATGTACGTTATGAACAAGTAAAGAAATGGGCATCTAGGATGCCCTTTCTAATTTATATTCAGCAAAGCTAGTTTTCTCTTGCCATTTATTCATAACAGTTTTTCTTTTAGTTTCTATATCATAACCTCTATTTCTTAACTTAAAAACTACATCAGATAAACGATAAATGCCTAATGCCTGCCAAGACATTATTGGGTTTATTGATCTGTTATTTTCTAAATATTCTAAAAGCCTTAACTCTTGCTTTCCTAATCTTTCTTCTTTTGATATACGCATTTTTCAACTCCTTTAGTAATTAAAAAAATACAAATAAACATCCAAGATAGCAATGCTGTAATAAACATTACTATCAAAGAAATAGCCAATAATAGGTTAGAAAGGAACATCATCTTTCATATCCTCAATGCTTTGAGTTGGTGCTGATTGCTGTGGTGCATCTTCTTTCGGTTGTCTAGTACCTGATATAAACTTCGTACCAGTCTTGGACTCACGAATCCAACCTGCAATCTTATGTTCTACACCATTTTCATCTACTTCAGTTCCTGTGTAATCAGGTCTTTTCTCATTGTCACCTTTATCGTTCTTAAATAAAACCCATGTGTTCTTGTTATCATATTCTTGTGCCATTTTACTTTCTCCTAGTTAAATAAATATAATCAGTCTTGCTGTTAAAATTGTAAATCTCCTCTATAGTTGCTAAATATGCTGATGCGTTAAGTTTATGTTGAAGCATATGTGAACAGTATTTTAATTTTTTAATAAATACTGAATGGTTATACTCTTTAAACTTAAACAGCAATAACAAAGCTCTCCCAAATGCTCTGCGATTCCATCCTTGATAATACGGCTTTATTTGTAACATCCTGTCTGCATTATTTTTTGCTACAGATAAGTTCTTAATTTTAAAATTACCAGTTTTAAAATCATTACGAATATTGATTCTTATTGAAGGTACATCTAAAAGCAAACTCATAGTTGTTTCTAATGGAAGCTGATATTCATCCATAAATTCCTTAAAGATTAAATAGTCTTGAAACTCTATCTCACAAAACATATTTAAGTAATTAGAATTTGCCCAATCTTTTGTATTTGTGTTTAATCTTTGAACATCACCAATTGTAGCTCCATTAATAACTTGATAATAAATAGGCAAGTTTAATTTTTCCGCTGCTGCAAATCGGTGTTGTCCATCAATAATTTCCATATTTTCATTAACAGTAATAGGCTGTGGAATATACTTTTCATTCATAGATTTTACTAAATTGTTTACATGACTATCACTAACGATTCTATTTCCTTTCATTCTTTTAAAGATTTCATAGTCATAGGTTTTTAATATCTTACCTTCCTTACTTTTAGGAATACTTCGTAACATACTGCTAGTAATTCCTTGATTTAAAAAATTCATAATTTACTCCTTAATATTTATTTAAAATTGTTACAATTGTTTTTAACATATCACAGGTATCAAAAGAAACATACTTTTCACCTTCTTGATCAACTAGTATATATCCGTTTTTTACAGCGTACATTTCAATTACAGGTATATCATTATCGTAATTACTGATAGTGCTTACCCTGTAAGTATTATCTTCATCCATTTTAATCTCCTTTGTTAAAATTAAACTCTGGTTTCCTCTTATAGCGAGGTGGTTCTTTATCGTCTTGTACATAGCCAATAAACTCTTCAGCTTTAGGTATGTACCAGTCAATAAATTCTTGATCATATTGTACCAACTCTGTATGAAAATCATCTGGAGTCCATACAACAAAATGTGCT